CCGCAGGCAGCATGAGAGACGCTACAAAATTCGTCAAGTTCGTTTAGCCCGAAAGGCGGTTAGCCGCCAATGGCTATTTACACAGTCACACATAAAACGCTAATAACTAATTACGCGTCTTTACAGTTACTTGAGCAACACGACATAGACCCCGGCGATGTAGTCACCGTCGCCGGGGTAAATGCCACATTTAACGGATCACGCACCGTATACGCAACACCCGAATATCTTTTTACGGGCGTTAGCGACGAAGGCGATTTAGAGTACGACTACAACCAACCCATTCCGTACCAAATCATTTACGCACTAACGGCCGACAACGTAGAACGCAGCGCAACCACCGGCACCGTAGCTAATGATCTTGTGGCTTGTACTTGGATTACCGCTACCGATATTGAGGATTGGCTCGGTATCGGCACAGCAACCGCCGGCGACGCGGCTTTTTTAACCGTGTGCGCAGCTGCCGCTAACGAATTTTGTTTTACCCGTAGAAAAATCGCCGGGTATCAGGATCTACTAACGCCAGCACCCAACGGGGCCGTAAAACTTGGGACAACCCAATACGGCGGGGCCCTCTACAGACAGCGGGGCGGCCTGCAAGATATGGCAACTTTTGACGGCTACGGCGTTGCCAGCACCAACGGGCTTAACGGCACAATTAAACAACTATTGGGTATTGACCGCCCAACGCTCGCCTAATGCCCGTAGTCGCCTTTACAGACCTGTTTAACGAGTGCCTAGACGACCTAGCGGCGAAACTTGGAACAATCACCGGGCTACAAGTCGTGACCGACCCGCGCAACCTTGTCCCGCCTTGCGTCTTTATCGACGCCCCTACATTTCAGGCCTACAACGGCAACATAGTTAAAATGAGTTTCCCCGTACGGTGCATCACTTTAGGCCCCGGAAACCTAGACGCCCAACGGTCGCTAATGAACATTGCCGCCAAAGTATTAAACGCGTCTGTAGGTGTCACCGATGGACGCCCAACTATGGCTATCATCGGGGGCGTAGAGCTACCCGCCTACGATCTAAATATAAACATTCAGGCACAGACAAGTTAGGCACACAATGTACGTAATTCTTTCAGAACGTTTAGGCACCGTAGGGGCAAAATTTGACCTCGACGACAAACGATACGCCGGCGCAAATATTGACGCTTTAATAGCTGGCGGTTTTATCGGTCAAAGTTCCACCACTAAGGCCGCTAAATCTGCTAAAACAGAGACAGACACCGACACCGAAACCAATACAAAGGATTAACCCCTATGGCTACCAGCACACTTTTAAGCAACCCACACGTACTCATTAATGCCGTGGATATGTCCGACCAATGCACCGCGGCTAATTTCTCTATCGACTACGCGCAGCTTACCGCTACAGCTTTTGGCGATGTCGATAACAAATACGTAAAAGGCCTAGGCGATCACTCGGTCACGCTTTCGTTTTACGGATCGTTTGCAGCTGCCGAAACATGGGCCACTCTTAACACACTTGTAGGCACCACTACTACGATTATCGTGTCCCCACAAGCGCCAGTAACACCCGGTACCTACACCGTAACCAATCCCGGACTAACCCTAACCGGCACTTTTTTAGCCTCATTGCCTATTAACTTTGCGCTAGGCGAGCTAAATACTATGGACGTAGTTTTTACTGGCGGCGTCTACACCGTAGACACAAACTAATCTAAACCCCTAAACAAAGGCCCGACATGAATATAACAATTCGAGTAACCCGCAACGACGGCGTATACGAAGTATCTACGAACCTAATGGTAGTAGTGCTATGGGAACGCAAATACAAAATGCGCGCCAGCGATCTAGCAAACGGCGTAGCAATGGAACACCTAGCGTACATGGCATACGAAGCTAGTAAAATGGCTAATATTGTGGTACCGGTTTCATTCGACCAATTTATTAAAGAGTGCGCCGCGCTGGAAGTTGTAGATAGTGAAAACCCAAACCCTACAGAGTCGGCAGCTACCGCCGACAACTAGCCGAACTACTGGTAGCGGTTCATTTTTGGCCATTGTCGATAGATTTCGACGCAGCCGATTTAGCAACCGTAGTAGATGTTCTAAACACACAAGCTCGAGAGCGAGAGCGAGCTAATGCCCGTCGCCGCTAGCGCTCAAGTATTCGGAATACAGCAGACTTTGGCCGAACTAAACAAATTTGACCCCACGTTTAGACGCCAAATTACTACGGACATTCAATCGGGCGCGGGCCGTATGGTCGTGCAATCTGCTCGTTCTATGATCCCGAAGGATTACCCGCTATCGGGTATGGCTCGCGGCTCAATGATTAAAGGCCGTAACGAAACCACCTACAGAATTAAAAACGTTTTAGACGGCGTTAAAACCGTTGTAGGTAAACGCGCCAGCCGTGAACGCACCGTGACTTTCAATAAGCCTCTAATTCTTGACGGCCGCCGCGTAAACAACGCCTATACACAAACCGTAGATTTTAACGCCCGCCCCTACGCGCTGTTAGTAGCGCAACAAAAGGACGCCGCCGCCGCGCTATGGGATCACGCCGGTATTCGTGAAGGTTCTCAATTTGTTACAAACCTAATAACCGAAGGCGAAGGCCCTAACCCCCGGGCGTCTCGATCACTTACCCCCGGCGTTGTTGCCGTTATGCCAGCAGTACAGAGCGAACTATCCAAAATAATCGACCGGGTATCTGTCAAAATGAATACGAACCTAAAGATTGAGTACCGCTAATGGCTCTAAACATTCCAATTCTCTCGAGCCTAGACACTAAAGGTTTCGATAAAGCGACCCGCGAATTTGCAAAACTAGACGGCACATCGGCCAAAGCCGGCTACGCCATTAAAAAAGCTTTTTTACCAGCCGCCGCAGCTTTAGGCGCGCTAGGCGTTGCCGCTTTTGGCGCGGCTAAATTGGCAAGCGATTTTAACGAGGAAGTAAACAAAAGCCGAGTAATTTTTGGCGACGCGTCTACCGCTATTTTAGATTTTAGTAAAACGGCCGCAAACGCTCTAGGTCAATCACAAACCGAAGCCCTAAAAGCAACCGGCACTTTTGGCGGGCTAGGACAGGCAGCCGGGCTAACTGGCGATGATCTATCAACAATGGCAATTAAATTTACAACCCTTGCCACCGACCTAGCGTCATTTAACAACACAAGCCCCGAAGATGCCGTACTAGCTTTAGGCGCAGGCTTACGAGGCGAGGCCGAACCGCTACGCCGATTTAATATTTTGCTAGACGACGCGGCACTACGTACAAAGGCTTTAGAGCTAGGGCTAGTTAAAACAACTAAAGACGCATTAACGCCACAAAATAAAAGCCTTGCAGCTCAAGCGCTCATTTTAGAAAAGACGACGCTACAACAAGGCGATTTTGCTCGTACGTCAGACAGCGCGGCAAACAAACAAAAGATATTAACCGCACAAATTAAAGACGCTAAAAAAAACATAGGCGTAGGCTTTTTGCCCGTTATGGCTATTGCCGTAGGTTTGCTATCTAAGTTTGCCGAGTTTGCTAGCGACAACGCCCCGCTAATCGTAACTATGGGCGTAGTTATCGGCGGCTTAGCCGCTGCCATTGTTTTAGTTAATGGCGTTATGGCTGGCTTTAGCGCTATTGCCGCGATTACCACAGCGGCCAACATTGCACTAGCAACATCATTTACAGCCGTACAAGTAGCTACGGTAATTGGTATTGCTACCGCCGTAGCGGGGGCCGCGACCCTAGCCATATTGGCCAAGAAAATTAGCGGCAGCGTTAAAGCGAACAAAGACAATACGAGCGCCACCAAAACAGCGGCAGAAGCTCAAGCGCAATACGAAAAAATGCTTAAAGGTCTAGGCAGCACAACCGACGACAACACGACCAAAACAGATAAAAACACCGCAGCAACTAAAAAAGCCGACGAAGCTAAAAAGAAATTAGCCGACGCAGCCAAGAAACTAGCGGCCGAACTTGTGGTACTTAAAGACGCCTTACGCGACCAAATGGCTAAAGCGCTTGAGACTGCTAACGGCGTATTAGACGAAGCCGTAAAGAAATTTGACGCTTTTTCTAAAACGGTTTCCGACTCTGTTAAATCGTCTTTTAATTTTGGCAACGCTCAACAGACAGCGGCCGACAACTCTAAAGCCTTAGCCGACGCCGTAGAAAATGTAAGCGACGCACAAGCGGGCGTAGCAAAAGCCACCGCAAACGTGGCAAAAGCACAAGCCGCCTACGCTAAAGCCGCCAAAGGCGACGACCCCGAAAAAACAGCCGCAGCGTACGAGGATCTTAAAGACGCACGATTTGACCTAAACGAAGCAACTATAAAGCTAACCGCGTCAGAACAAAAGTTAGTAACGGCTCAAGCCACGCCGAAAACCTTTTTAGACAACCTAAAAGCCCAAGCCCAAAAGGTTAAAGACTTTGGCGTACTCATTAACCGCCTACTAGCTGCCGGGCTTTCAGAGTCGGCACTACAGCAAGTACTAGCCGCAGGCGTAGACGGCGGCACCCTGATAGCCGAAGAACTATTAGGCAGCGCCGGGGCAATTCTTGAGGCTAACGCTTTAACCGCGGACGTACAAACAATCGCAGACACCGTAGGCGAAAACAGCGCAAAGAAGTTTTACCAAGCAGGCGTAACCGCAGGCGTAAACCTAGTAGCAGGCATACAAGCCGTCGTAGACAACTACACAATTACCCTTAACGCTGCTAACACCGCAGGCGCGGTAGCAGGCCTTACAAGCGGTTTCACAAGCGCCGTAGGCGGCGTCACGGCTGGCGGCGGCCCTACTGCTGCACCCGTTCTAGATTTTTCTAATTTTGATTTTTCGGGTATTGACTTTTCGGGTATCGACTTTGGAAACTTTGGCATCGGCGGTTTAGCCACGCTTGCCGAAGGCGGCATAGTAACCCGCCCGACTCTTGCGATGATTGGCGAAGGCGGCGGCCCCGAAGCCGTCATACCTTTAGACCGTCTAGGCAGCATGGGCGGCGGCGATATAAATATCACCGTTTCAGCGGGTGTAATTTCATCGCCCGATCAGATAGGCCAGCAGCTCATCGAACTTATCCAACGCGCCCAACGCCGTAGCGGCACCGTGTTCGCGCCAGCATGACCGCGCCAGTAACTACCGTTAGCGTCGGATTTCCGACCACCGCAGGCTTCGGCAACGCAATACAATTAGACGGCCTAAACATTGCCCGCAACCAATTAGGCACCGGCACATTAGGCGGCACAGCTTTCGCCGACCTTACGCACCTTGTCGAGTCTGTAACCATCACACGCGGCCGCAACCGCCAACTAGACCAATTTAACGCCGGTACCGCAACCGTAGTATTTGACAACTCAACTCGCGTATTAGATCCACTAAACCAAAGTAGCCCCTACTGGCAAGGCGCACCCTATAACGCAACTGGCGTATTACCGCGAAACCCCATAGTAATTAGCAGTAACGGCATACCAATTTACACCGGGCTCATTACCGATTGGAATTTAGCCTACGACATACAACCAAACGGCGACCGCATGTACGCCCAATGTTCCGACGTTTTTACGGTGCTAGCTAATCAGGCACTAAACCAAGTAACGCCAGCCCGCGAGCTATCTAGTACCCGAGTAAATACGGTTCTTAATTATCCGGAAATTAACTACCAAGGCGCTCGAGCGATTGGCACCGGATCTAGCTTTTTAGGTGCCTACCAAATTGACCAAGACACCGAAGTACTTAACTATTTACAGCAAGTCACCACTAGCGAACAAGGATATTTATACGTTGCGGCTAACGGTACTCTAACTTTTAAGGGCCGTACAGCCGTTCTAAACCCCGTGTCCGGTGCCACATTTAACACCACCGGCACCGGTTTACCAATGCAAAGTATCGAAAACCAATTTGGCGACGAACTGTTATACAACTACATAATTACTCAAAGCCCCGCCGGCGCGGTACAAACCACAAGTAGCGCAACGTCAATAGCGGCATTTCAAACACAACAATACGCCTTAACAAATCTATTAAACGACACCGTAAGCGAAGTAGCCGGGCTAGGTAACTACCTACTCGGAAAATACAAAGACCCCGTATTACGGTTTACTGGCATTTCTACCGAACTAACGGCATTAGACGCAACTAACCAAAACATATGTTTAGCGCTCGATTTAACGAGCATTGCCACCGTGGTTATGTCCTACTCAACCGGCACGCCAGCAACAGTAACGCAAACCCTTATAGTTTCCGGCGTTTCTCACAACATCACCCCACAAAGCCACATTATTTCGTACACTTTTGAAAGTACCGACGGCAACCAATACTTAACCCTTAACGATGCAATCTTCGGAACGCTCGACAATAATCTTTTAAGTTTCTAAAGGAGACACACATTATGGCTATTCAAACATTTACAGCGGGGCAAATCCTGACGGCAGCACAAATGAACGCTTTGCAACAGCAGGCGGTGATGACGTTTACAACAGAAGCAGCGCGAGACGCTGCTTTGACTGCACCGACTGAGGGAATGGTTGCGTATTTGACAGCACCGACTGTACCAGCAGCGACAGGCACAGCCGCTTTCTTGCCGACTGGCATAACAACTATTTATAACGGCTCTGCATGGGTCTGCGTAACTGGTGTCGGTTGTATAGATACAACTTCACAAAGTACAACCAGCACGTCGTCC